TTACTTATAAAGGTGTATCTAAAAATGAAAATGAACACAGTTTGGAATTTTTAGGACATTATGATCCAACGGATGCTAATGAAGAATGTTGTTGGGATATTGAAACATCAGCAACTAATCCATTAGCAAGTTAGAATAGAGAAATGACTCTCTTTTCTTATGTTTATTAATAGCTAGTAGATGTAAGAAAAGAGAGTCGAAAAAAGGAAGGAATATAATATGGAAAGTTTAAAAATAAAACCTAGAGCATTATCAAAAATATCATTAATTATTAATAAAATGGGGATTTCATCATTAATTATGCAATTAGATGTTGAAACTGGAGATGAAAAGCAAGATAGAAAAGAATTAGTAAAACAACTTGTTGCATTAGTCATAGATAATTTTTATAAGGCAGAAGAAGAAATGATAGAGCTTATTGCAATGTTAAAAGAAATTACAAAGCAAGAAGCAGAAGAAGTTGATATTGTTTCATTTATAAAAGAACTTATTAATAATGATAAAATAAAAGATTTTTTAAAATTAACGTAGGACTTGGGACTCCAGCAGTTCTACGTCTTTTTTTTAAACATTATGGAGGAATAGAGTTTTTTTATGACAAAGATTGGGAACTTATGATTGATTGTTTAAAATACGCAGTAGAAAAAGAAAATGAGATTCCGAGAATTATTGAATTAATTTTTAAAAAAATTAATGGAAATACTCAAAATACAATTCAAGAATTTAATAAAAAAATGCGTAGTGCAAAAGAAATATTAAAAGATTATGGATTAAGTTAGGAGGTGCAATATGGCTAATATATTTAGCATTTTTGGACAAGTATTTATTGACAATGAAAAGGCTAATAAATCTATTGAAGAGACTACCAAAAAAGGAAAAGACAGCAGTAAAAGCTTTGGAGAAAGTTTTATGGATGTTTCTAAAAAAGCAATGCAAATAGGTACAGCTGTTGTTGGAGCTACTACAGCGATAGTTGGAGGATTAACTGCAGCCGCAAACTCAAGTGCATCAGCAGCAGATGTTATTGACAAAGGTAGTATTAGAATGAATGTGAGCAAAAAAGCGTACCAAGAATTGTCATATGCTGCAGGACAATGCGGAGTTGAAATGACTTCTTTGGAAAAGGCAGCAAAGAAACTTGAAGGAACTAATTTGAATATGGAAGATGCCATGAATCAAATCATGTCTTTAGGGACAGCAGAAGAACGAGCAACAAAAGCAGCAGAATTATTTGGAAACAATGTAGCATATACGTTATCTCCATTAATAGAACAAAATACAGAAGATTATGATGGATTAATTCAAAGAGCTAATGAGTTAGGGCTTGTAATGAGTGATGATGCAGTTAATGCAGGTGTTGTATTTGGAGATACAATGTCTGATGTTTCACAGTCGTTAGGTGCTATCGGAAACAGAATTATGGCAGGAATTATTCCATTATTACAAACAGTTTTAAACTTAATTATAGAGCATATGCCAGAGATACAAGCAATGATCGACAAATTAGCTCCCGTTTTGGTTTCAATGCTCGAGAGTATTTTACCAATATTTGTAGAGCTTGCAAAAGAATTATTTCCAATTCTCTTTGATTTAATTGAGCAATTATTACCAATAATAAGTGAAATAATTACTGGAATTTTACCAATATTTACTGATATTTTAAAAATAATTTTGCCTCCACTTGTCCAAATAATTCAGGAACTATTGCCAGTATTATTACCTATATTAGATGCATTGTTACCTTTATTACAACCAATTTTTGATTTGCTTCTTTGGTGTACAAACAATATTTTAAAGCCAATTATAAGTGTAATTACTTCTATTGCAAATGTAATAAGCAGAGTTTTAGTTGGGGCCTTAAATGGTTTAACGCCAGTTGTAAATGGAGTTAAAACTATTTTTCAAAATGTTTTTGGAAGTTTATATGGCATAATAAAATCTCCAATTAATTTTATGGCAGACGGATTAAACAGTTTTATAGAAAAAGTTAACAAAATTAAAATACCATCATGGGTTCCTGGAGTGGGAGGCAAAGGTTTAAACATACCATTTATTAAACGTTTAAGAGTAGGTATTGACGAAGTACCATACGATGAAATGCCAGCAGTTTTACACAAAGGGGAACGTGTATTAACAAAAGATGAGGCAAAAGAATACGATAATATTAAAAATCAAAAAAATGATATTAGCTACAATTATTACAATAGCATAACAGTTGAGCATTTAGAAGTAAAAGAAGAAAAAGATATCGAAAGAATAGCCGAGGAATTATTATACTTACAAAAGAGAGAGGTGTAATTAATGCATTATTTTATTTTTAACGAAATCAATTCAAATGATTTGGGAATTATTGTTAAAAAAATGCCTCAAGTACCATTGGCTGAAAGAGATATCGAATCTTTCAATGTGAGTGGTAGAAACGGCAGTTTACATATTGACAATGGGACATATAAATCAATAAATTATACAATCAGTTGTATTATATCTGACATTTCTAAAATTGATAATATTAAAAAAACGTTTAATGGGACCTCAAAACTTATTCTTTCAAAGTATAATGATAGATATTTTGAAGCGACAATAAAAAATCAGGTTAGTTTTGATAAATATCTTAATGTACTACAAGAATTTCCCTTGCAATTCGAATTACAGCCTATTGCTTGCAGTAACGAATTAATAGAAACAACAATTTCATCAGACACGGACGATTTTGATATTGGGGGAAATGCAATTACAAATCCAATAATTATTGTAGATGGAATAGGGACTGTGACGATTAATAATGTTTCAGTTCAGATATTAGAAAGTGATATAGTTATAGATTGTGAATTAATGAATTGCACAAAAAACAACTTAAATGCAAACGACAAAGTAGTCTTGGATAAATTTCCAGTATTAAATCCCACCAACAACACAATAACTATCGGTGACGGAATAAACAGTATTGAATTAAAATATAGAAAGAGGTGGTTGTAATGTTAGTTTTATATACTAAAAATACCACCTCTTTTTCTAATTTAGGATTAGGTATTTTAAGAGATTTTAGCACCAATCCCCTAATAACAGAAGTATTAAATGGAGAATATAACCTAGAATTTGAATATATAAATGGTGGGTGGTTAAGTGAAGAATTAGTTGTAGGTAATATTATAAAAGCTAGCGGACAGTTATTTAGAATTTGGGATGTGCAGCCAGATTTAACAAAATTTAAAGTCTTAGCAAAACACATTTTTTTCGATTTAGCAAAAAATTTTTTAGTTGATGTGTCTCCAACAAATTTAACAGCAAACAATGCACTAAATTGGATTTTAGCTAGAACAAGTAATCCAAATAATTTTGTTGTAAATGGCAATTGTACATCGGTTGCATCAGCTAGGTATGTTAGAAAAAATGTAATTGATGCAATATTCAATGAAGACAATGCTTTATTAAAAAAATTTGGCGGTGAATTAGAATTAGACAATTTTAATATATATGTTCACCAAAAAAGAGGCAATGTCACCAAAATGCCAATAATGTATGGAAAAAATTTAACTGGTGTACAAATGGATATTGATTTATCAACAGTAGTAACTAAAATAATTCCGCAAGGTAAAGATGGATTATTGTTAGATGAATTATATGTAGATAGCCCAATAATAGATAATTATTTTGCACCATTTTATCAAAAAATTGATTTTAATGACATAGGGATTGATGAAGAAGCAGAAATAGATGAGGCAACCGCAAAAAATCAATTAAGAGCAGCTGCACAAAAATTATTTAATGAAGGGATTGATAAACCAACCATATCAATTAAAATTGATTTTATTGAATTGTCCAAAACTACAGAATACAAGCAATATCAAAATTTAGAAACAGTTGCATTAGGAGATACAATAAAAGCAATTATTCCTAAATTAAATTTAAATTTGGAAACAAGAGTGGTAAAAACAGTTTACGATTGTTCGCTAGAAAGAATAACTAAAATAGAGTGTGGGACTGTTACAGCTAATATAGTAACTTCTCAAAATAACAATAACAAAGATATTTCAAACAAATTAAAAGAAATAGATGTTACATCCATTTTATCAGAAGCTCAAGCCAATGCAACTGACCTAATTAATCATCCGTTTGGCGGGCATATTTTTATTTCTGAATCAACTGGTGAATTATTAATTATGAATACAACTGATCCTTCAACGGCAACTCAAGTATGGAAATGGGGATTAGGAGGTTTAGGATTTAGTTCAAACGGTATCTCTGGACCATATGGAGTCGCAATGACGCAAGACGGTAAAATTAATGCAGATTATATAACAACTGGTACTTTATCAGCATCAGTAATTGAAGGATATTCAAATTTGTTAATCCAAGTAAATAAATTAGTCAATTTAGTAAAAAGCACTACTGGAGAAAATTATATTCACATAGAAGATGCAATGGAAGGGCAATTACAAGAATTAACAATTGAAGGGCATATTGAATTATTATATCCAGGCAACGAGTTATATCCAAGTAATGAATTATATCCAATTGATACATATCTAATAGTTAGTACAACTAGAACAATATCTCAAACATCAAAAAGATATCATCTTCCAATTAACGCGTTAAGTACAAATGAAAAGTTCAAATATAGCAAGGGGAAATGCTATATAATTCATTCAGATGAATCAACAGAAGAATTATCAGACATAGATATACAATTATTTGAAGGAGATAATTATTTATATCTAGAATCTTTTCAAAATAATATCAATCTAACTGCTAAATATGTCATAAAAAGCGAATATACTGATGTATTTTCTACAAAAGCAGAAATGTATAGTGCAATAAACCAAACTAGTCAAACAATAGACTTAAAATTAGAGAAGAAAACTGATAAAGAGAATCTTATAGCTCAAATAAATATGTCTACCGAAAAAGATAAAGATGGTTCTTATATTGGAATAGAAGCAGATAAATTGAATTTTAAAGGGAAAAAATTTAATCTAACTACTGATGACATTGAAATAGATAGTGATATTTTAAATATAGATAAAAATGGTGTAGTTAGTATTATAGATAATGCAAGTGGGAATGTTTCTAATTTTGAAATTATAAAAAATACTGGAGAAAAATGTGATGTTTGGGGAAGAAGTATTGAATTTACGGAAAGTGCAAATATTCATTCTAGATTTGGTTTAAATTCATTAGATATAAATAACGGGCTAAAATACCTAAGCTATGATCAGGGCAATTTATATATAAGTGGGCAAATATATCCTTCTTCATTAGAAAAAATGAAAAAAAATTTTGAAAAATTAGAGAATGGATTGGACATTATAAACGATACAGAAATTTATAAATATAATATGATATTTGAAGATGATAACACAAAGAAACATATCGGTTTCGTAATAGGTGATAGTTATAAGTATTCCAAAAAAATAACCTCGGTTAAAAATAATAGTGTTGATTTATATTCTATGATTGCTGTTGCTTATAAAGCAATTCAAGAACAACAAGAAGAAATAAAAAAATTAAAGGAGATGATAAAAAATGGCTTATAATCCAACAATATGGAATAATAATAATGTTCCTGCGGTTACTGCCGATAATTTAAATCATATGGAAACTGGAATTAAAGAAGCTCATGATGGTATAGATGAGATAAATACAAAATTAACTAGTCTAACAACATATTCAACAGAAGAAATAAATACAGGAAAGAAATGGATAGATGGTAAACCTATTTATAGAAAGGTAATTGATTGTGGAGCACTTTTGAATAATACTATAAAGACAGTAGCTCACAATATTTCTAATCTTGATTTTGTAATTTTTTTAAATGGTACTTCTTATTCTTCTACTACTGGAAATTATTTTCCATTGCCTTATGTAGCTGATAGCTTACAAGCAATAGTAAAAATATGGGCTACTGACACAAATATATATTTGCAAACAACAGCAGATAGAACAGATTATACAAAAACGTATGTAACAATAGAATATACAAAAACAACTGACGAGGTGATAAGTAATGAATGATATTATAATTCAAGTAGATACAAACACAGCTAAAGTCTATTGTGAAAATAATAAAATAGGAGTAAAACATGCTAATTTGCAAAATAAATTAATATTTGAAATGTCAGAAAAGATTAATGGTGTAGCATGGTTAGAGTATGAAATTGATGGAGTAAAAAAATGGGCTGAGATGGAAGAAACAGATACAGGCTATCAGATAGATATAAAATCATGCTTACTTAAATCTTATTTTGTAAATGTTGACTTAAAAATAACAGAAGACAGGAATGCTAAAGGGGTTCCTATTTTTGTTTCAACAATTACAGAATTAGAAGTATATGAAAGTATAGGTGCAACAGAAGAAGAGCCAGAAGAATATCCTAGCTGGTTAGATAATGCTAACAAAAAATTAGCTGAAATGTCAACATTAGAAAACACAGTATCTGCAAATGAAGCTTCTAGAACTCAAGATGAGGCGACTAGACAATCAAATGAATCTGCAAGGATAAATAATGAGACAACTAGAATATCAAACGAAAACGAAAGAATAAGTGCCGAAAACACAAGAACTACAAATGATGCAGCAAGAGAAAACAGAATAGCTAGTCTAGAAACCAAAACAAGTACAAATGCTACCAATATATCTAATGAAATTACTAATAGAGAAAATGAAGATATAGCATTACAAAGACAAATAGATGCTATTACAAGTGCCAGTGATGTTGTTGATATAGTAGGAACTTATGCAGAATTACAAGCATATGATACTTCTCCTTTAACAAATGATGATGTTATAAAGGTATTACAAGATAGTACCCATAATAATGCATTAAGCTATTACAGATGGATAATAACAAGCAATATTGGAAATTGGGTTTATGTAGGTAGTGAAGGACCATTTTATACAAAAGGAGAAGTTGATACTTTATTAAGTGGAAAACAAAATACACTTACTTTTGACTCAATACCGACTAACGGAAGTAGTAATCCAGTAACAAGTGGAGGAGTTAAATCTTATGTTGATGAAATGATAGGAAATATAGGAAGCTTATTAGATGAAATAAATGGCGAGGTGATTTAATGGGAACTACAGCACAAAAACTAAATAGAGTTTTACAAACTAAATCAGACCTTAAAACAGTTATAAATTATAGCGGTGCTAACATAACAAATGAAACAACTTTTAAAGATTATCCTAAATTATTGAATAAAGCATACATAGATATTTTAAATGATGCGGGAGAATCTTTATACAATGCTTTACCTAAAACAACAGGAACAGGAACAAGTATTGATTTAAATACTGAAAAAGGTAAAATGAAAATAGAATTGAATTCAAGTGACTTAACACAAAGCGGAACACCTACACCCGATAATCCACTAGATATTCATGTTGTAACAGGAGTACAAAATATACAAATTATAGGAAAAAATTTAATAGAGCCAAAATTACCTACTACAACAAAAAATGGTATAACAATTACTAATAATGGAGATGGCAGTTGGACTTTAAATGGAACTGCAACAAGTAATGTTGATTTTAGAATAGACCAAAGCACACCTACTGGAAGAGATAATTTAAAGACATATAATGGTACATATACATTTAGTTGTAATGAATTAATCAATGGGATGCAATTAGTAATAATGCAAATCAACACTTGGAATACAATTGCAAAAATGATGAATAACAATATTCCTGTTACTTTTACAACCGATAAAGATAATTGTTTTATATATGTATTTGTTTCTTCTGGAACAACATTAAACAATTTAACTATTTATCCACAATTAGAAAAAGGAACAATAGCAACACCGTTTAAACCATATTATTCACAAAATTACCCTGTTAATTTAGGCAATATAGAACTATGTAAAATAGGAGATTATCAAGATTATATATATAATCAAAATGGAGATTGGTATTTGCATAAAGAAATAGGAAAAGTAATTTTAAATGGTGGAAGTAATGAAAGTTATGCTTATCAAAATAATCATAGATTTTGGTTAAGACGTTCTTATTGGACTAATGAAACGGTGCCTAAAAATCCACCAAACATTTCAACTAAGATAGGTTTGTTTTGTAATAGATTTGTAGAAAGAGCAGCAGGCGAAACATGGAGTAGATTAGAGGGTATATCATACGATAGCCCTAATACAACAGACCAACCAATAGGTAGTACATTTACAATTGCTTGTAATTCAGTAGCAACTACCGAAAGCAATTTTAAAACGTGGCTATCTAACAATCCATTAGAAGTAGTTTATATATTGCAAAATACACAAGATATACAAATAACTGATACAACACTAATACAACAACTAGACAATCTAAAAAATGCAAAATCATATGAAGATAAGACTTATATAATAATAACCAACGATAATGAAGAAAATTTATTACTAGAAGTAGAAGCAACTGCGCTAAAAAGTATAAATCTAATAGAAAGTGAGGGTGAATAATGAACTTTCTAAAAGAATATTGGACACAGATAGTATTTATGTTAGGAATACTATCTTTTCTTTTTACTTTTGGCAAATCTATGATAGAAGGAACTAAATGCAGTTTAAGAAACGATATATTAGACATTTATGATAGGTGCAAAGATAGTAAAAAAATTACACATTATGAACTAGAATCAATTCAACATAGTGCTGAATTATACTTTAAGTTAAAAGGAAATTCTTTTGTAAAAGATATAGTAGAAAGAACAAAAGAATTTGAAATAGTTGATTAGAAAGAAGGTAATATTATGGAAATCACTATGATAATTAATATAGTAACATTTTTTGTTACATTAATATTAGGAGAATTAGCTAAAAAATTTGACTTAATAGAAAAAAATAAAATACCTATACAAAATTTATGTATAGGTATTATTATTGCATGTATAGAATACATAATCACAAAAGATTTTAAAACTTCAATTATGATAAGTGGAATAACAGCAGGTGGAGTATATGATATATTCCATAATTTAAATAAGATATTTAATAATGGTGGTGAATAGTTATGAATGATAGAGCTAAATTTAATGAAATTAATGATAATCAAAAAGAAAGAATCAACAAAGTTAGGGAAATCTTTTCTGATATTTATGATTGGTTAGAAAATAATTGCAAGGGAAGTAGAGAAACTTCTCTTGCTTTTACTAAATTAGAAGAAGCTCAATTCTGGGCTATAAAGGGAATCAGTAGGGAGGAATAATTATGAGTAAAAAAGGCATAGATGTTAGTTCTAATAATGGGGCTGTAATTTGGGAATGTGTAAAAAATGCTGGCTATGAATTTGCTATCATTAGGTTAGGATATGGTAACGATGAATCTAGGCAGGATGATAGTCAATTTATTAGAAATGTTAATGAATGTGAAAGATTAGGTATTCCATATGGAGTTTATTTATATTCATATGCACTAAATTTAAGCGAAGCCATGAGCGAAGTATCACATGCTTTAAGATTATTAAAACATATTGGTTCTAATTTCAAATATGGTGTATGGTTCGATATGGAAGATGCAGACAATTACAAAAAAAGACATGGTATGCCATCAAATGATATGCTAGTAAATATTTGCTATACTTTTTGTGAAAATATAGAAAAGGCAGGTTATTATACTGGTATTTATGCTAGTTTAAGTTGGCTAAATAATCAATTAAATAATTCTAAATTAGATAGATTTGATAAGTGGGTAGCTCAGTGGAATACTAAATGTACCTATAACAAAATATATAGTATATGGCAACATACAGATAAAGAATACATTGGTGGTAATAAATTTGATGCTGATTATTTAATTAGAGATTTTGCTACTGGTACAGTAGTAAAAAAAGAAAAATCAGTTGATGAATTGGCACAAGAAGTTATTAATGGATTGCATGGTAACGGAGAGGCAAGAAAGCAATCATTAGGTAGCAAATATAAAGAAGTACAAAATCGTGTTAATCAGTTAATAGCATCTAAAAAGACTAGTGCAGTATATTATACAATTCAAAGAGGAGATACCTTAAGTGGTATTGCTAAAAAATATAGTACAACAGTAAATCAGTTAGTCAATTGGAATAATATAGTAAATCCTAACTTAATCTATCCTAATCAAAGAATAAGAGTAAAATAATGAGTAAGAAAAGACCTAATACTAGAGCAGTGAAGCAACAATTATTTTTAAAATGCGGTAGGGTGGATATGTATAGTATGGAGAAATATGCAAAATACAAACTGGAATTACACCACGATCCACCTTTTCAATATAGCCATCATACTGTATATGAAGAGAGCTATTTATTATCAGCAGATAATCACAGAGAATTGCATTATTTAGAGCATAATCAACCAGAAGAATATGATAGAAGAATGGAAATTATCAAAGAAAATAAAAGAATATTAGAAAGAAAGAGGAGTAATCATTAATTTGGTTATTCCTCTTTTTTTATTTTTCCGACAAAATACGACATTTTTTGACAAAGTATATGTTAGAATATATCTGTGAAAAGGGGGATAGCATGGTTACAAGAAAAGTTTTAAGAGATGAAGAGCTAGTAAGATTCTGCAAAGAATTAAACATTAACTGTAATATGAAATCAATTCTAATAATGATAGATAAAAAACAAGCAGAATATTATAGTATTGATGATGATTGCTTTCACAAACTTGATTTAAAAATTGCTAAAAAGTATATTTAAAAGAGGAAATTGACTAATTGTCTTTTTCCTCTTTTTTTATTTTGCCTTCTTCTAATGCTTTAATTCCTAATCTGACAAATTGTGCTTTATTTAAATCGAATTTGTCTAAAACTTCCATTGCGTGTTCATATTCTTCATTTTTTAAATCTGCCTTAAATATTTTCCATCTTTCTCTCCTAGTTTCTCTTTGCTTTTCGTTATATGCCATAAAATAACCACCTTTCATTTACATTATACAACAACCGTACGAAAAAAGCAACAAACTTATAAAAAACTATTGACACCGTACGGTTGATATGATATAATAAGTATGTAAGATAAAGAGAAACGATATCTTACAAGAAAGGAGAAAGATGGATACAATAAAAAAGAAGCCAATCCGTATGTTAAGTTTGGACGACTTATACGAATTAGCTCGAAACGGTTATATCATTACTAAACATAATGATACAATCATAATAGGTCGAAAGGTTAATTAAAACCTTTCCTCCTAATTATATTATTTATCCATTTAAAAGTCAAATGAAAAATTTAAAAAGAATAGTAAGGGGAATGGTTAATTATTATAAATCTAATAATGAAAATTATGTTCCTATTTATACAGGAGATAAGTTATTAGGATTTGGGAAGAGGGTATCTTTATAATGGAAACAAGAGTAAAAAGATATTCTCGTAAGAATAGGATGAAGAGAAAAATTAAGAAGATGGGGCTTGGGAAGATAATAAGAATGTTGCTGAAAATATTGTTAAGAAATATGATTTTATTGCTTATTGGACTAGCCTATGAAAGTTATATTTTAATTAAAGGGTTTAATAATATTATTGCCAAATTATTTATGATGATGCCAAGAATCCAAAGAGTAGCATTAATATACTTATTAGTAATCAATTTTGGTATGAATGTATATGATACATTTTATATTGATAAGCCTAAAAATATAAAAGAGAGTGCATCAGAGAAAGTAGCAATTACTAGTGTGCCAGAATTACCTCAAAATTTAGCTGTAAAAGAAGAAAAGAAAGAAGAATGTATATTTGATGAGGTATCTTGTAAAATTCATTCTAAAGCCAAAGAAATAGGTATGAATGAGGAACAAATATTAATCTCTATTGCTATTAGTAGATGGGAAACTGGAAATTATACCTCTAAAGCATTTAAAGAAAAAAATAATGTAGGGGGTATGATGTGTACAAGTGGATTAATTCATTATAATTCTTTAGAAGAAGGAATAGAAAAGTTTTTAATTAATTTAAAGAATAATTATTTTGATATTGGATTAGACACAATAGAAAAAATCCAAAAAAAATATTGTCCTGTTGATGCTGCTAATGATCCTACTGGATTGAATCAATATTGGTTAGGTGGAGTAACAAATTTATATAATGAACTACATTTCAAATAATTACTCCGTAATTACTCCGAAATAGGTAAAATGAGAGTAAAAACAAGAGTAAAAAGTAAAAAAAATAACAAAAAAAAGCCTTATTTTATAAGACTTTTTATTTTAAATTGGTAGCCAGTACGGGTACAAAAAAACACTTGCAAAGCCTTGTAATATAAGTAATAGTATTTTTATTACTCCCAAAATTACTCCGACTTTAGATATATTTATCAGTAAGTTCAGCAATTTCTTTTCTTTTTTTGATAGAAAGATGTCCGTATTTATTAACCGTAGTGGAGTAATTATTATGTCCAATTCTACTACTTATATGATATAGTTCTTTCCCTTCACCCATCATAGTAGCAACATAAGTATGTCTTAAATCATACATTCTTATTTTTGTAACTTGTGCTTTATCGCAGTAATAATAAAAAGATTTTCTCAACGCTACATCAGAATATGGTTTTTTAGTAACATAATTGAAAAAAATTAAATTGCTATCTTTTATTTCATATTCAGTATTTTCAATTAAAAATTGTTTATAGTTTTCTACTTCTTGAATTATTTTATAACTTATATCTACTTCTCTTTGTGAATGATAATTCTTTGTATGAGATAAAAAATCATCACTTTTTCTATCATAATTAATAGAGTGTTTAATCTTTATAACGCCTAGTTTATTATCTATTGAGTCAAATGTTAAAGCTCTAGTTTCACCAACACGATCACCTAGACTAAATTCTAATAAAGTAAAAATTTTTGTTCTATATGCAGTATAAATGTTAACTTTATTATCTATATCTTGATTTAAAGTATATATAAATTTAGTTATTTCATTTGGTGTCCAATATTTCATTTCTGTTTTTTCTACTTTATATTTGCTTATATTTTTAGCAGGGGAGGTTATCAAATATTCTTCTTTTATACACCAGTTAAAAAAAGCTTTCAATTCTTTTAACATTGCATTTTTTTGTTTATATGTAGTATTCATATTTTCAATAAATAGAGTAACATCTTCTTTTGATATTTTTGATACTTTTTTACTAAAAGCATTTTTTGCATATTTGTTATACATTTTTTCTTTTTCAAGTATAGTAGTGTATGCGAGTTTCATTATATATTTACATGAATATATGTACTTTTCCCATAGACTATCAAAGTCCTCTTTATTTGTAACTTCTAATCCTTTTTGAATCTTTATTTTAGGATTATCTCTTATTTTAATTGCATCATCTATTTTGAATATTTTCTCCCCATCAATAATAGCAATACTACTTTTAACTGGTTTGCTCATCATAACAACATAGTTTTTGTTTTTCCTATGTCTATATATATTTTGATATCTTGTCTTTTCATACACTTTTAAGTTCATTTTTTACCTCCAATTATTTACTTTTTACACATTATTTAGTATAATTAGAGTACATAAAAAGAATTTGTCTGTCGTGAGATAATTTTCATTTTTATGTACACATTATTGTGTTGACTAGTTCTGCTCCAACAGGCTAGTCTTTTTTTATTTTCTAACAAAAACTACAAGTCTATCTTCCTCAAGTTCATTAAATAATATTTCTAAGTTTGAATCATATTTTCTATCTATTATTTTTCCAACATTTTTATCATTATCATATAAGTCATTATCTTTGATAACAAAAGCACTACCATTATCAAATTTCTCCAATAAATCTACTTTAAGCCTCATTAAATAACCATCACAACAAATAACTCTAGCATCAATCTTCTTATCGTTAAACTCTCTAATAATAGCATATTTATACCTATCACACAAATCTATATATTCTTTTGTAATTTTATTTGAAACATACTCATTAGGATATTTACACAAATAATAATTCTCACTATCTCTTCCCATATCAACATTAATACTTACAATTTGTCCAACATAAATATTTGAATTTGACTTTCTATTTGCAATTATTTGTTGCAAAGTTACTTTTTCCTTCTTTTTAAAAATATTAAACAATCCCATTATTAACCTCCTCAATACTTTCTAATATAAATTTTAAATATCTATCAGCATCATCCTCATATTTATCAAATTTAAATGCAAACAAATCATTGTCAATTTGATTTAACTGATTAAGCTCAATATGTGCTAATTCATGTAATAAAGTCTTTTTTCTTTTATCTTCAGCATTATTTTTATTAAGAACAATACAATTTATATTTCTATAATTAAATACATAACCATTAATTCCTCTTGGGAGTATAGTATTTATTACAGTCGCATTATAATAATTTAGTATCTCTTGTTGAGTTATATTTCCTAATAACAAATTTTTTATCATTTGCCGTCTAACTCTTTGTCAATTTGATTCATTATTGTATTAGTAACATTTAATATAAATTGTTGTTGTTCTTCAGGTAAATCTTTAACTTTACTATACAGTATATTCACTGTTCTGTTATCACTATTTGAGCTGTAATAACGTTTATCATTAGTTCTGCCTATTAAGAAGTCTGTCGATACATCAAAATAATCGGCTATATATTCTAGCATTTCAGGGGCAGGAGTAGAGCGATTTGTTTCCCAATTATTTATCAGGCTTTGAGAAACATCTAATTCATCTGCCATTTTTTCTTGAGACATTTTTTTCTCTAATCGCAATTCTCTAAAAACATCTTGAAAAGCTCGGTTTTCCATATATTTTCCTCCTTACGTAAACTATATTAACACATTTTGTGGTTAAAAACAATAATATTTTTGCAAAAAGTGTTGACAAATATAAATAATGGTTATATAATTATATCGTAATTACAAAATGTGGTTACGAGATAATAATAAAAAGATATCAAGTTTCAGCGACCAAACTTACACTTGATATCAAGTAAAATGTACGAGATAAGAAAATTACTAGCATAACTTTCAAATCAAGAGTTTTAAACCAGATTAATGCAGTATTTATTCTTTAAACTAATAATCAATACGATTTTATTACGCAGTTCTTGTTCTGCGAGTTGACTTTGGTTTAAAGACATCAACCCTAAATAATGCTAGTTATTTAGTTGCATTACTTATTATTTAAGAGTTTTCTTTCTCGACTACTAATGTAGTTGCCTCGTAGCAAATAAGACTTCGGTTATTCAACCTCATCAGTCAACTATCCAGTTGCTGATTAGAAGTATCTAGGCAAGGCAGAAAATATTAAACTTTTGATTTCTCATCAGCTCACTTTCTGTCTTATATAAGGCAACTACATTATAACACATTTTGCAATAATTGAAAAGAGGTGAAAAATGAAACGGGAATGGTTAATTGCTTATAGGGAAGCAAGGGGATTATCGCAGCAAGAAGTAGCGGATGCTATTGGAAAGTCTCAATCTGTTTATGCAGCTTATGAATTAGGAATTAGAACACCTAGGCCATTATTTGCTAAAGCAATAGCAAGAATATTCAAATTTGATTGGACAAGATTTTATGAAAAAAATGATAAATAAAAGTCACGACAGGCAAAGGAGTTTTTTAAATGAAAGATTATTATAACGCTAAAGATGTTATGCAAATTACAGGTGCAAGTCAAAATTTAGCATATTCAATTATTAGAAGATTAAGAGCTAGTTTTTCTAAAAAATATCCAGATGCAATCTTAATACAAGCAAAGATTCCCATTTGGTATTTTGAAGAAGTTATGATGAACAAAAAGAAAGAAGGGTAAAAATGAAAAGAAAATATAAAAATATAATTGCTTTAGTTTTATTTATAGCAAGTAGTATTGATTTAGGATATGTATTTTTAAAACTATGTTGGAGCATAGCAGGTTTAAGTTGGTTTGGAGTAATAACTACTTTAATATCATTAACTATCGCTAGTACAGCAGGAGAGTATTTATATAATCAAATGCAATAAAAAAAAGATTTATAAGTTGTCGAAGAACTCATAAATCAATAATAAATTTAAACAAATCTACATTAAGAAAATAACATAAAAATAGTAATTTGTCAAATCTTGGGTAACGGTTGAATAGAAAGGGTAGAAATGAATGAAGAAAACTTAAATAAGTCTTATTATGCAGTTTTACCTGCTAATGTTCGCTATGATGCTAGATTAAAAGATAAGGCAAAATTATTGTATGCAGAAATTACAGGATTAACTAACGAAAAGGGATATTGTTGGGCTACCAATAATTATTTTGCTGAACTTTATCATACTAGCAAAGGGAATGTTTCTAAACTATTATCGCAGTTAAAAGAATATGGTTATATTCATATTGAATTGATTAGAAACAGGGAAACTAAACAGGTTGAGAAAAGAATTATAACCCTATTGTCAAATACAACCATAGGTATAATCAAAAAGAACATCGACCCTATAGACGAAAATGATTCGAAAGAATATTATAAAGTACTTAATAATATAAAAGAATACTTTAATGATAAAAACTGTTTTTCAAAAATCATGAAATTGACAGATAAGCGAAAAAAGAAACTTATTTGTAGATTAAAAGAAAGTGGCTACGAAAGCTTTATCAGAGCAATAGACATAGCTGCTGAAAGTAAGTTTTTAACTGGAGAAAACGATACTAAATGGAAGATGGATTTTGATTGGTTAATTAAGAACGATACTAATATAGTTAAAATTTTAGAAGGTAAATATTCTAATAAAAAACCAAGTAAATATGGACCACAACTTAACTGATAATCCTATTAATTTAATTGAGAAAACTATTTTAGGATGTATGTTTTCAAGTCCTAAATTAGTAGATGAAGTATATGTTAAGGAAGAATATTTTACCAATTCTTACAACAAGATGGTTTTTAGTTTAGCCATACTGTTTTATCAAAAACATAAAAATTTAGATATTGCACTATTTTGGCAAGAAAACCATGATAGTTTAGGGAACAATTTCATTATTTATTTAGATGAAATTATAGCTTCAATTGCAACAACTACTGTCTTTAATGATTATCAAGATAGACTATTTGAAATTTATCGAAATAATTTAATTGTTAAATATGTTGATAAATTTTCTAAAAAAGAAATAAGACAAGAACAATTATTTGATTATTTAGAAAAAATCAAAAATATGAATTCAAATAAAAAATACGAGTATTTATCAGAAGAAGAAATATATCACATCATAACAAAAGAAGATAAGCAAATTAAATTTAGATTAACGTCATTAAGTAATACAATTAGAATTTCAGAACATGATTTTGTAGTAATAGGTGCCAGACCAGGTGTTGGTAAAACAGGATTTGCATTAAATCTATTAGAAGATATTTCTAAAAATTATAAATGTCTTTATTTTAATATGGAAATGTCTGAACAGCAAATTTTAAGAAGATTAATATCTATTAATTCAAGAGTACCAATGAATGATTTAATTAATCCATCTAGTAATCAGGATTTATTAATCAAACAAGCAGTAAAAGATATTTCTAATAGAAAACTAAAAATATTTACTGGAGTACAAACTAATGATTCAATTAAAAATACTATTATTAGAGAATCTAAAGAATCACACGTGGTTGTATTTATAGACTATATTGGTTTGATAGCAGGATTTGGGAATAAAAGTCCTTATGAACGAACAACAAATATTGTTAAAGATTTAAGACAGCAAAGTTTAAACTTTGATTGTACTATTATTGGATTAGCCCAGTTAAATCGTAATTCTGATAAAGAAGATGCTCCAACTTATAGAGATTTTAAAGATAGTGGAGAATATGAACAATCAGCTGTATCAGCAATATTATTGCATAATGAAAATGCAGATAAAAGAATCGAAAAACGAGTTGAAGATTTAGAAATTATAGTTGCTAAAAATAGAAATGGCAGGACAGGACATATATCAGCAATTTATAATCAATCAAATCAACAAATATATGAAAAATCAAAATATTTGTAAGAGAGGAAGGAAACCTTGGATTTTACATTAGAAAACGTTGTATATAAAGTTTTATTGAATAATAAAAAAGCTAGAAAAGACGATTTTATATTAATTTTAGAAGTTATTAGAGAATACTGTCCTGTGCTTTTAGAATATAAATTTGAAATTGTTTTTTTAGAACATAAAGAGTTAGGATTGCCGTCTTTCGAAAGTATAACAAGAGCAAGAAGAAAATTACAAAAGCTATATCCATTTCTTTTGGATAATGAAACAAAAAAGAAAAGAGAAGAATTAGAAAAAGAATATAAAAACTATTATGTTGGTTAGGAGGAATAAAATGAGTGATAAAGAAATGATTGACTATTATAAAAATAGATTTCAAATTATGCTAATGGAAAATAACGAATTAAATAAACAATTAGAACTTTATAAAACTTTGTCAACATTAAAAGACGATTTAATCAATCAACAAAACAAAGTTATTAAAGCATTACAAAGGAGGTTAGAATTTCGTGACAGAAGAAACAGCAATAGATAAAGCAAAAAAATATTTAGTTAGATTAAAGAATGGAAAGCAAATTAAAAAAACAGAATTAAGTGATCTAAAAATAGTTATTGAAGAATTAGATTCGATTAGTTACAAAATAAAAGAATGGAAGGAATTGGAAAATGAGATTAGAAAAATATAATACAGTTTATTGTGATAGATTTAAATATACGAAATTAAATGATTTATTAAGAGAAATATTTAGGAAATTAATTAATTTTAATACTTTTTATGGATACTGGCCTAAAAACTTATTAATTAAATATAGCGATTTTGAGAGAATAAAAAAAGAAAAATCAAATATTATTTCAACAAAGAATGGACAAGATTATATTTTAGGGATGGTAGTTACATGGCTTTAACAGAAAAAGAAAAAAATAAATTATCAAAAATGTTTCCTGATTTAAAGAAATTTAAAAAAAAACAAGAAAAAGAAAGAAAAATAAGTAAATATAGATTAAAACTTATCGACGTAGCAAGATTGGAATTTTTAGAAAAATTGCCTCAAAGACTAGAGGGATATTTAAACCAAATAAATCAACAATTCAAAACAATAAAATCAAATGAAGAAAGCATCAACAATTTAAGTAACAAAATTGATAAAATTGTAGAAAAACTGGAAGAAAAAGAGCAACAGAGAAGAAAGAGTGCTGGCAAAGTTGGAGGATTAACAGCAAGCCTAAACAAAGAAAAAGAAAAGAAGGAACAATTGCTACATGATAAAGTAACTTTAGAAAATACAATTGAATTAAAAAATCTTGAAATAAAGACTAAAAATGCCGAAATTAAGATTTTAAAAGGGAAAGGCAAAAAGAAAAATTTAGAAGATTACAAAGATTACAAAGAATGCAGGCATGAACTAGAAAAGAGAAAGAGGGAGAAAACAAATTATGGAGATATTTAAAATGAATTATTATTTTAATTTATATAAAGATAAAGCAATTAGCAGTGCAAAAATATTTAAAAATGTTTTGGAAGTTAAACATCATATTAATAGAAATCTTGCTGGAAAAATATATGTCATGATCAATAAATATCAGACAGAAAAATATGGCGAAAGTGTTGTCTTAAATAGTAGATTAGCAAACGAATTGAAGGTGAAAAACTTATGTTAAAAAAATCAACCAAAAGACTCTTTGTATTTTACATGTTTTTAGTTTTAATAATAACTTTATCATCAGCATTAATTATTGTTCATGTGAACGATAAAATGGTAAAACTAAATAAAGAAAATGAAAAATTAAAAAAAGAAATACTAGATTATAAATGGCAAATAGAACAAGTGCCTTATGTAATAGAAGCGTGGTGTAGTGGTGAATAAAAGCAAAAAGGAATTAGTGCAAGAAATAGACAATTTAATGAGAATAATATCTTTTTACATAGATGCAGATATACTAATTGAAGGGCAACAAAAAATACTTGAAAAGATAAAGAGAAAAACAAAAATAAATAATATACTATGTAAGGTAATTTATATACTAGCAGCAATATTATTGTGTGTATCATTTTATTTATTAGGATTAAGTAAATAAGGAGATGATAAAGTGAGTGCTAAAGAGATGTTTGAAAAGTTGGGGTTTAGAGTTAATTATAAAGATGATGAGATATTATGTGATAAAAAAAGATTTATTAGTGATACAGATATTATTTATATAAATCCAAAAGATAAAAAAATAAAGGCTTTAACTATAAGCGATAGTCCTTTTACACCAAGTGTCCCTTATGAATTAAGTTTTGATGAACTACAAGCCATAAACAAACAAGTAGAAGAATTAGGGTGGTAATAATGAAAAATAAAGAGATAGTTAAAAAATTAAAAGATAGTCTAGATTATGAATTTGATTTATCTTTTAATGATAGAAAAGAATTATTATCACACATAAAACAACTAGAAAATAATAGAGATAAAGCAATTGAAATATGTGATTTTTATAATAAAAAATATCAAAAAGACCCATTAGGAAATCAAAAAGTTTTATTTGTTATAAATAATGTTATGAATTTATTAAAAGGCGATAGTGAATGAAGGAATATTTAGAAGATTTAAAAGCAGGTGGTAGACCTATGACAGACAAAGAGTTAGCAGAACACTACAAACATTTATATAGTGAAGTAAAGAAACAAAAAGATGATGTTATTGAGTATATAAAATATCAATTAAGTAATTTAGATTTAGAAAAAGATGAAGATGTAAAAGCAAAGATGTTAGGTTCTATGATTTTGATTATGTTAGAAGATAATAGAATGTTAGGTGAAATAGAATGAATGATAAAGAATTAAATAAAAATGTTAAAAAAAGTCTTGAAAATTTTATAAAAGAATTAGCTACTAATCCAGAAAAAGTATTTGATAATGACAAATTACAAATTAAATATAATAATGTTTTAAAGGAAAAGATTAAATTACAATCCAACTGGAATAGTTTAAGAGAGTTAATAGAAAAAGAAAAAACAAGATTAGCAAAAGAATGTAGTCATACTTACGAAGATAGTCTAGGAAAAACAAAATTAGTAAATGAAGATATTTTTAATGAATTAAATAAAATATCAGATAAAATGAATGAATTAGAAAGTGGTGAGAAAAATAATGAAAATAACAATATATGAGTTAATAACTTTAATGAAAAATTATAATGCACCTAAGAAAATAAAAATTGGTAAAAATATTTTAAATTTAGAAATTGGTAAAGAAACATTGTATAATTTTGAAGATGGTGGTTCATTGAATTTTAGTTATTATATAGAAAATAATAAATTAGATGAAGTAGTAGAGATATTAGATAAAATGAACGAATTAGAAGGTGGAGATAAATGATAGGATTAACATTTGATGGAAAATTACAAGCTTATGTAACAGATGAAAAAAATGCTTTAGAAAACAAAAAACTTGTCATTAATTATACAGTTGATAGCTTAACAAAGGAAGTTACAACAACTTCAATATTAATAGAAGAAGAACCGTTATTTATGATTACATTTGATTATCAAGATTTAAAAGCTATTGTAGAAGGAGTAGATAAATGAAATATCAAGTATTAGGACATAAAAGAAGATTACAAAGTAATGACAAGCCTTATGAAGTAGTATGCGAGTTTGATAATCTAGAGCAGTTATATTTTATGATGGATAAAGTAAATAGCAGATTATATGATGAAGTATTAGTTATTGATACTGAAACTAATAAATTAGTTGCTAGTAGGGAATTAGAAGAGCCATTAGTAAGGAGACTAAAAAAATGATTGAATTTATAATAGGTCTAATTGTAGGTGGTTTAGCAGGAATGTTTCTAATGGCAGCTTTGGCATTATCAAAAGGAGAATGAGCATATGGCTAGAAGAATAAAAAGATTTGGAGGGCAACAAGAAACACTGCCAATAAAAAGTCCTAAACAGCTTGAACAAGTAATGAGATATTTAAGATTGCAGCAAGAACATGCAAAAACTGAAACAAAAAAGAGACAAGCCTATAGAAATTATATGATATTTCTAATAGGTTTCAATACAGCATTTAGAGCCGAAGATTTACTTCAATTAAGAGTAAAAGATGTTGAAAAAGGTTATATATCCATAAAAGAAAACAAAACAGGTAAGATGCAAAATTTTAGAATGAATAAAAATTTTCACAATGAAGTAATGAAATACGTCGAGGATATGGACCTAACAAGTAGTGATTATCTATTTATGGGGCAAAAGACAAAAAATACATATAAAGGTAAACAATATAAAGTTTTATATCCTGTAACTAGGCAAAATATGAATAAAATATTTCATAAAGTTTCAGATGCAGTAGGTATTGACTTTAAATTTGGATTACATAGTTTAAGAAAGACATTTGGATATATGTATATTTTAAATGGTGGCAATGTAATTACGCTAATGAAAATGTATAATCACGATTCTCCAGATGTAACATTAGTTTATGTTCATTGGGGAAAAGAAGACGCAGAAAACGATCGTGAGGCTATTTTTATTGGTGGAACAAAAACATCCAAAAAATGAGTTTTAACGATATTAATTAGTATGTGCAAATTTTTTATAAAAGCAAATGATAAAAATATTAAATTTGACTATATGCAAAAAGAGTTTTCCACAATCAATAAAATTAACAAAAAAAATTGACACTTTTAGGTATTATGTCAAATTTTTAGAAGGAGGAATTTTGTGAGTCAAGGAAAGAAAAAATGTGATATATGTGGTAACGGCATTAATTTAAAGAAAAAAAATATTTATTCAGTATACAAGAGTATTTTCCCTCAGCCAGTATTAATTTATGATGCAATAAATTGTCCTTTTTGTGGATGCCAAACATTACTAAAGGTTAGATATCAAAAAGTAGAAAAAAGCAATAAGGAGGGATAGTTTGATATACGAAGAATATCATGATCTATTAAGAAAATTTAAATCAGCAGAATCAAGTTATTACAAGGCTCTTGATAAAAAGAGTAGATTATTATATAGTGTAGAACCTCACTCAATGCAAGTAAAAGAATTAATAGTTGATTATAGTTATGATAATCCTGATGCAGCAATAATAGATTATACTGCAGAAATAGATGAAGTTAATAATTTAATAAATACAACTAGAAATAATAAAGATGTATTAGATTATGAGTTACGAAAAAAAGAAAAAGAATTAAGATATAGTCATAACATTTATGATAGAGTTTATGTATATAAGTGGCTAGAAAGAAAAAGAATAAGAGAATATTATAGGCTAGTCGGTTATAGCATAAGACAAATATATCGATTTATAGATGAAATAAAAGAAAATTTATATTCAAAAGAAAAAATGGCACAAAATGGCACAAAACTTGATATATAATTTAAACTGAAAAAAATAAAGGCATGAATAATGTCTTTTTTTTAGGGAATCTTGCTACAGTTCTTTTCATCTCATACCTCCTTTCGTGCGAAGTTAAAAAGAGACCGTTTCCCATTTATTGTATCAATCGGTGCAAGACATGTACTTTTGATGAGGCTTAGGAAGTACAGACAATTGTTTTCTTGGTGGCACTGTCTTTATAGGCAGTGTATTAATAGTGTGTAAAAAGTAGCATGGAGGCATGTGAAACTTTAACTTATTACCATAAGGCTGTTATGCAAATCTAGGTTGTTAGAGGACGCTCTAATGTAAAAGAGAAGGGAAAGCTGACCTGACAGTTTAGACATACTATTAATACAGTGCTTATAACGAGGTGATATCATGGCTAAAGAGTTTGCTAAAGAATTTTATCAATCTTCTAATTGGAAAAAAACAAGAGATTATATATTATCCAAATATCACTATCTTTGTCAGAAATGTGAAGAAAGGCCAGCAGAGATAGTGCATCATATTATTTGGCTTACTCCATTAAATATAAACAACCCTAAAATAACATTAGGAGAAGATAATCTTATACCAGTTTGTAGAGAGTGTCATGCTATTATTCACGAAGGTGTTGATGCTACTACAAATGAAGTGATGTTTAATGCTAACGGAGAATTAATAAGGAGATGATTTAACTGTGGTATTAAGAGTATTAACAGATACTAACTTCTTTGATATACATCTTAAAGAGGAAATAAATAAAGATGTATTGATTAAAGCATTAGATAGTATGAGTACGTTAATGGTTGAAACAAAAGAGGGGACAACACAATTTATAAATACAGTTAATATAGTTTCGTTAGAGTTAATAAATACTCCCCCTATTGAAACTAGAAAATAATATATAAATAAACCGCGCGATGAACCTTTTTTTGCCCCAACCTGGCAAAAATCATGTGAGGGGGGTAGAAAGGAGAAAGCATGGAGAAAAAGAAAGAAAAAGATAAGATAACCGAAGAAGAAATGAGCAAAAGAAAACTTGCAGCAAGAAAAGGTAGGATAACTAAAGAGTATAAAAGACTTACAAGTTTATTTTGTGTATCTCAAGATGACAAAACACATGTCATAAAGAAACTCTGTGCTAGAGCTTCTTTTTTGTTGATACTTGCAGAAGATATAGAAAAAAACATTAATTCAGATAATTTAACTGTTTTAACAATTAATGCTAGTCAACAATTCACAAAAGCTAATCCACTTATGAAAGATTATAGAGATACTGTTAAATCATATCAAACAGTTGTAAAACAATTGTGCGATTTAACTAAAAATGATAACTCATCAGCAGGTAAAAATGAACCTGATGAGTTGGAATCATTCCTTAATACATGATGAATTATATATTAACTTACTATAATTTAATTGTAAGTGGAAAAATTGAAGTTTCAAAAAAAGTAAAGAAACAATATGAAATGATAGTTTCTGATTTAAATAATCCTGATAAATATCATTTTGATATAGATAAAGCAACAAGACCAATTAATTTTATTGAAAAGTTTTGTAAACATTCTAAAGGACAATGGGCTGGCAAGCCTGTTGTTTTAGATTTATGGCAAAAAGCAATTATTCAAACGATATTTGGTTTTGTTGATGAAAAAGGTTTTAGAAAATATAGAGAAGTTTTTATAGTTGTAGCAAGAAAAAATGGTAAATCAACACTTCTATCAGCAATAGGATTATATATGTTGTTTGCTGATCATGAAGGTGGTGCACAGGTTTGCTGTGTTGCTTCTAAAAAGGACCAAGCTAAAATTGTATTTGAAGAAGCAAAAAATATGGTTTCTCAAAGTGCTTTATTACAAAAGCATATTAGAAAGAGAAAAAGTGATTTATATGTTGATTTAACATTTAGTACATTTGAACCACTAGCCAGTGATTCAAATACTCTTGATGGATTAAATATGCATTGTGGAATATTGGATGAAGTACACGCATGGAAAGATAGAAATATATACGATGTTTCTAAACAATCAATGAGTGCTAGGCAACAACCTTTATTAGTTTCAATATCTACAGCAGGATTTATAAGAGAAAATATATATGATTCTCTTTATGAACTGTCTGAGGATATACTAAATGGCACAAAAAAAGATGAAAGATTTTTGTGTTTTATTTATGAATTAGATTCAAGAAGTGAATGGACTATTCAAAAAAAATGGATTAAAGCCAATCCAGGATTAGGAACAATAAAAGGCATTGACTACTTAAAAGAACAAGTTAAAAGAGCTAGAAACGATAAAAACTATTTACCAACTCTCTTAACAAAAGATTTCAATATACGAGAAACTGGTGTTGGTTCATGGCTGACATTTGAAACCGTAGAAAATAAATCAGCTTTTGATTTAAAAGATTTAAATGGATGTTATGGAATTGGTGGTGTTGACTTATCCTCTGTTGGAGATTTAACATGTGCTACATGTTTAATTAAAAAAAATAATGATTTGTTTGTTACACAAATGTACTTTATTCCAGAAGAACGAGCAACACAACACGAATCAGAAGATAAAGTACCATATAAAGTTTGGAAAGAAAATGGTTACATAAGATTTAGCTCTGGTAATATGGTTAATTTTTCTGATGTAACTAATTGGTTTAATGAATTGAGAGATAAATATAATATTTATACTCTCTGGGTAGGTTACGACCAATGGGGTGCAAATCAATGGGCTGATGAGATGAAACAAAATGGTTATACATTAGAACCAGTTATTCAAGGAGCAAAAACTATGAGTACGCCAATGAAAATATTAGCTTCTGACTTGGCAGATAAAAAAATTAACTATAATAATAATCCAATCTTAAAATGGTGTTTAACCAATACACAAATTGAAGTAGATAAAAATGATAATATTAGACCAGTAAAAGGAAAAAATTCAAAACAAAGAATCGATGGTGCAGTTAGTTTGATAGATTCCTATGTAGTATATCAAAGGCATTATGAAGATTATTTAAATATATAGGAGGAATAATATGGGAATATTTGATAGGTTTAGAAAAAATGTAGAAGAGAGAAAAAATATAAAAAAATTAACAAACACTTTCAAAATGATTAATGGATATAGTCCCATTTTTACGAGCTATAATGGTGGTTTATACGAAATGGGATTAACAAGAACTTGCATTGATAAAATAGCGAATCAATGCAGCAAATTACATCCAGTAATTAATGGAAATAAAAATTATAATAGAATAAATGCAATACTACAGAACAAACCAAATAGATTAATGACTACGCAACAATTTATATATCGGCTAGTTACGATTTTAACTGTAGAAAATAATGCCTATATTGTACCTATATACGATAATGATTTAAATATGAATGTTGTAGGATTTTATCCTGTAAGAGCATCAGGCTCCAAAATAGTTACAGTAGATAATATTGATTATTTAGTTTATAAAATTCAACAAGAAGAATATGTAATAGAATATGATTTAGTTGGTTCACTAAAAAGGCATTACTACAAAAAAGAATATGTTGGGGAAACAAACAACGCAATTGATTCCACTATGGATTTAATTGATACTCAAGAACAAGGAATCAAAGAAGGAATAAAAAGTGGTGCTATGATTAGATTCCTAGCTAGACTTGGAATTGTACAAAATGATGAAAGCATTAAGAAAGAACAAAAAAGACTAAAAGAAGAACAATTATCTATGGAAAATAATGGAGGAATACTAATATTTGATAATAAATATTCAGAAATACAAAAAGTAGATAGTAAACCTTTTATTGTAGATAAAGAACAAATGGATTTAATAAAGAATAATGTATTTGATTATTTTCATATGAGTGAAGCCATATTGCAAAATACTGCAACAGAAGATCAATGGAATTTATTTTATGAAGATGTTATTGAACCAATAGCAATCCAAATTAGTCAAGTTTTAACAAATATGATTATAAAACAGTCTGACATTGAAAGAGGATTAAATGTTGTATTAGAAAGTACTAAATTACAATTTATTAGTAATAATACAAAACTTAATGTTTCACAGCAATTATTTGATAGAGGTATTTTAAGTACCAATCAGGTTATGGATATTTGGAATCTACCTCATGTTCCAGATGCTGAAGACAAGAGATATATTCGTAAAGAATATACAGAGGTAAATAATTTAGATAAAGATGTAGTAGATAATAATTCTAATAAGGAGGATGATAGTGATGGAGCAAGTACAAGCAACGGAAAAAAAGAAGATAAAGATTAAAGAAGTACATACAAAAAAATATTTAGATAAGTTAAGAGAAACAACTTATAAAAATCAAGAAGTTGTTTTTATTTTGCCAAGTGGGAAGGAGTATTAATATGAATGACAAAAAAGAAGTAAGATTTTTTGCAGAAAACTTACAAGTTAGAAATGATAATGATAGTGAAAAAATGATAGTTGAAGGATATGCAGTAGTATTTGATAGTCCTGCAACTCATGGATTCACCGAAATAATTGATAGAAATGCTTTTAATGGATGTGATATGAAAGATGTTCCACTAAAATATAATCACGATGATAGCCATTTAATATTAGCCAGAACAAGAAATAATTCACTAAGTTTATCTATTGATGACAAAGGTTTATTGATTAGAGCAGAACTTATAAATACAACTTCTAATATAGATATTTACAAATCAATTCAAGCAGGATTATTAGATAAAATGAGTTTTGCTTTTACGGTAGAAGAAGAAAAATGGGATTTATCTACTGATACAAGGACAATATTAAAGATTGATCGTTTGTATGATGTGAGTGTCGTGGATACGCCATTCTATGATACGACTTCAATATATGCTCGTGCTTTGAGTACACTGGATAGTGAAAAGAAGAAGTTGGATAACTTAAGAGCCAAAAGGGAACTTTCAAAAAGAAAGCTCCTTTTAAATTTAAAAATAAAAGAAATAGGAGGAATTTAAAATGAATTACGATGAAATTCAAAAAGAATTAAAGCAAATTGAAGAAAGACTTTCAAGTGATGAGGATATTTCAGAAGAAGATATGAAATCACTTGAAGAAAGAGTTGAACAACTAGAGGAAGAAAAGAAATCATTAGTTTCAAAAGCTGAAAAAAGAAGAGAAACTCTAGAAAAGATTAAAAGGGGAGCTATTGGCGATAAAAAAGAAGAATATAAAGAAGGAGAAAAAGAAATGAGTGAAGAAAGAAAGATATTAGAAAATGCAGAATATAGAACAGCATTTTTGAAAAAACTACAAGGAAAGAAATTAACTGATGCAGAAGAAAGAGCAATGACTTCAGCTGCAAACTCTGTCGGAACTGCTATTCCTACAGTAACACAAAATTTAATTATGGAGAAGTTAGAGCAATATGCTCCATTGTTAAATGAAATTGAATTGTTAAGAGTCGATGGAAATGTAACATTTGCAGTTGAAACTGACCAAACAGATGGTAACATTCATACTGAAGGAGCAACTATTACAGAGGATGGAGAAGTATTAATTCCTGTAAGTTTAACTTCATATGAGATTACAAAATATATTACTATCTCAAAAACAGTTGCAAAAATGTCAATTGATGCATTTGAAAAATGGTTAACAAATATGTTAGCAAGAAGAATTGCTAGAAAAATTATCAAATTAATTATTTCTGGAACAGGAACAAATCAACCTACTGGTGTTGAAAAGGCAAATACTTGGGGAGCTACTAATTCAGTTACTGTTGGTAAAACTGCAAATTTAACAGAAGCTAATGTAACTGATTTAATCGCTTTATTGCCAGGTGCATATGATGCAAATGCTAAATGGTTAATGAGTAAGAAAACATTATATTCAGATTTTAGACCATTACAAGACAAATCTAAAAATGATATTTTCGTAAAAGAAAATGGAAAATTCTATGTTGATGGTTATGAAGTAATGCTAGATGATAGTGTAACCTTCCATGAAGCATATTTAGGAGATTTCAAAATGTATGCAGGAAATTTATCAGAAGATGTAACTGTAGACACTGATAAAAAGTTAAGTGCTAATAGTTTTGAATACCTAGGTTGTGCTATGTTCGATGGTAAGCCAGCTATTGGTGAAGCATTCGTAAAATTAGTTAAAGCAACAGCTTAATTATTAAGGAGGTATAGGCAATGCTAGAAAAAGTTAAACTTTCTTTAAGAATAAATAATGATGCATTCGATGAAGAAATAAATAGTCTAATAAAATCTTGTAAAAAAGAATTAGAACTGGTAGGCATTGCCCCTTCTATTCTTAATTCAAACGATGCAATGATACTTCAAGCTATTACTTTGTATTGCAAAGCACATTTCGGATTTGATAATTCAGAAGCTGAAAGATATATGAAATCTTATGAGTCCCTAAAAATACTTTTATCAACGAACACAAAATATAAGGAATAAATATGTATTTTAAAAATATTGGTTATCTAATGAAAGAAAATATAACATTAGATAGGAAAAATAGACCAAAGGTAACATATACAGAACATCTTTTTTATTGTAATGAAAAAAGTATAGGGCAAAGTGAATTTTATCAATCAGAAGCTGCTGGATTCAAACCTGAAATAAAATTAGAATCAAAGTTATTAGATTTAAATGGCGTAACTCATATCAAATACAACAATATCATTTATAAGATATTAAGAACTTATAAGAAAGAAGATGTTATTGAATTAACATTAACATCAACGGTTATTGAAAATAAATAAATATGGAAAATACTAAAATTGAATTTATAGATACATCACAAGAATGTATTAAAATGATGAAAAAACTTTCTAAAGATGCATTAAAACAGGGTGGTAAGATAGTTACCAGTAAATTAAAAGAAAAAATTCCAGTTAAAAGAGGATATTTTAAGAAAGCAGTAAAAGCTTGGGCTAAAATTAACTATAAAACTGGGCAACCTTATTTAGAAGTAGGTTATTTAACTAGAGAACAAATGAGGAAAAAATACGGAATCAAATATTTTGTTAATCCTACATGGTTTGAATTTGGTACAAGGCCACATACAATTCAAACTATACAGTCTAAAGAAGGAGGTAAACTTACATATGAATTGCATGACAACCATACTAAATATGGCTATATAGTGCAGCATCCTGGAATGTCAAGTAAAAATTTTTTAAGAAATACAGCTTATGAAAATATTGATGAAATTCAAAATGCAATCCAAGAAGGACTTTGTAAATTGGAAGAATATACATTAGAACAAGGAATGAATATTGACTTAGGAGGAGATGAAGAAATTGATTAAAATAGACCATTTTTTAAATAAATTTATGCCAAAAGTCAATGAAATTATGACGGTATATTTTGAAAGAACTCCTAAAGATGCAATTTATCCTTATGGTGTTATTCCAGATTTATCTATTTCTACTCTTGATTATGGAGCTCAAGTTTTATTTGATATAGAGTTATATATTAATGAATTATCAGAATCCAATGTAGAAAAATTGTGTGATGATTTAAGAATAGGTTTAGATGGTTATCACTATCAAGATGAAGAAATTGGCTTTCATATTAATTTTGATGGCCAGTATTTAGGTAAAATGACCGAACAGGACTCTTCTATGCGAAGAGTTACTTTTATTGCAAGAATATTTTAAGGAGGTGCAATATGGCTTTAGTTAATCTTTCGACAAATGATATTCAAAAAATTCAAATAGACGAAGGCATTGTTGTTGTTAATTATGGAGAACAAGACGAAAAGGTGTTAGGACCTACAAGAGGTGGAGCAGAATTTACAGCAACACCATCCATTAGAGATATAGAATTTGATGGAAGAAAAGGCAAATCTAAAGGAATGGAAGTAAAAGACGGAGAAGATGTTTCTTTAAAAATTTCTACTTTATGTTGCAGTTTAGAAAATCTTAAGTTAGCTATACCTGGCGCAACAATTGCAAGCAATAAGCTTACTCCAGGGAGATTTGGAGTAATAGAAGGAAGTAGTTATTTAAAGAATGTTGCTGTTGTTACAAAAATGCTAGATGGTACATTCACGATAATTACAGTTAAAAACGCAATGCACGAAGGTGCGTTTACTTATAAAGGTGTATCTAAAAATGAAAATGAACACAGTTTGGAATTTTTAGGACATTATGATCCAACGGATGCTAATGAAGAATGTTGTTGGGATATTGAAACATCAGCAACTAATCCATTAGC